TAGTATGTTGAATTAAAGGCGTATTTTTTTTAAATTTTTGGTAAAGTTTCCGCTCGGGTTTCATCGTACATTTACATGTACAACGAAACCTTTGCGGCGTCAATTACGCGGTTAATTTAGGGGTTTCAAACGCGGAATTATAAGGAATTTGCATTATTTTGTATTGAGTTTTTTGATATTTGTTATCGTTATCTTTTAACTCCATTAATGCTTCAAGCTTTTTTTTAGCGTCTGTATAGGTGTCATAGCCGTTATTTACTGTATACGGGACGCCAAAACTGTCCTTTTCATCTTTCCCGAATTTTGATTGGGTTATCTCAATTATTACAAATTTATTTCTCATTGTAAATTACCCCTTTTATTCTCAATTTGTAATGCTTCTGTTTTATCCCAAACAATACCAATGGGTCTTAATATCTTACTCATTGTTTCTTTAAGATGACTATTAATGCCCACGCTATACAACGTATCAGTAGCTGATTGCATGTAAAGTTTAAGTCGTTTTAAACGCTTACCCGCTTTTGTTTTTTCAGCTTCTTTTTGCGCCAGCGCTTCAGCCCATGACCGCAACTGTTCCCGGCAGTCTTCGGCAGTTATATTAAAAATATCATCGGAATATGCAGTTTTACGCCTGCTATTCTGACTGAATTTATAACTAGTCCTATCTTGCATGGTTTTATTGCTTGAAACCTTGCCAAAAAATGTTTTTGCTTTACGTTGTGCGATTTCTAATTCTTGTTTCGCCTTATCAAGATTAGCAATAACAACGTCCGCTTTTATTTTTTTAGCAAGTTTTAATTCCGCCGCCTCTGTTAAGTCAGCAACGACAGATTTTAACATAAGCTCCGCCTCGTCTAATAAAGGTCGCATTTCACGTTTAATTGCTTCCTTGTTGTATTCGAGTTGGTGCTTTGTTAATGGTTTATCACTCATGTTTTATCCTTTTTGTTAGTTGTTGATTTGTTTTTTATATTACATCTTGAAATCATAATCAATCACATTATATAATAAAATGTTAGTTGAATTGCTGGCGGTATAAAAACCGTCAGTAATTCAAGGGTGCGACAAAATGCGCATATTAAAAAGATTATAACAATATAAAAGCAAAATATGACTTATTTAAACGGCGTAAAATTAAGAGGCAATGAGACATTCCAGGAATTACTAGAAATAGGCAAAAAGAAAAAAAGACGTAAAAAAGACAATTCAAAAAAAGGAGATATTTTTGTCAATTGTAGGTGTTGCGCGGAATATATTGAAGGGGGATGGCGTTCTAATTTTGATGGAAGATACTGTAAAGATTGTTTATGAGATTTTATAAATCAAAAAAATTATTAAATATTGATAACAACACTAAAACCGTAAAGGGTCAAAAATATAAATATTTAACGGGTATTTTATATTTAGCGCCAGCGCGTACTAGCGGTTTTAATGTATGTCCGATGGCAAGCGCGGGTTGTAAAGCAAGTTGTTTATTTACGGCTGGACGGGGCAAGTTTAGCAACGTAATTAAAGGACGAATTAATAAGACAAGATGGTTTTTTTTAGAACGTCACACATTTTTAAAACAATTAAAAAAAGAAATTAAATTATTAATAATTAAAGCAAAAAAAATGGGGTTCAAGCCCGCAGTAAGACTAAATGGTACTAGCGATATTGAATTTGATACGTTTCAAATATATCAAAGTTTCCCAAGCGTTCAATTTTATGACTATACAAAAGTTTACAAGCGCGCAATGAAATATATTAAAGGGGAATATCCAAAAAATTATTATATTACTTATAGTTTAAACGAGGATAACAGAAATTTAGCTTTTGATTATTTAACACACGGCGGCAATGTTGCAATTGTTTTTAGAAATAAAAAATTACCAAAAAGATATTTAGGTTTTAAAGTTATAAATGCTGATAAGTCCGACTTGAGATTTAAAGACCCCTATAACACAATCGCGGGTTTATATGCTAAAGGACGGGCGTTAAAAGATAATACGGGATTTGTGCAAGATGTTTAATTTTGTGCGGATATATAGCGGGGTGTCAAAAGCATTATATTTATTAGAAGCTACAACTAGTTTCCCCGCTATATTTAAAACTAACAAGCGAACGAGCAACAAGCGGACAAGCGAACGAGCAGAAGGGATAATATGAAAGTATGTAAAGAGCAAGATTATAAAAACTTTACTATTGTTGTTTATGAGCAACAAGCGAGTATTGAATACCCACTTAACGAAGATTGGGAAAATTTAGACCCCGAACATTTAGGAACACACGCTTATAGAATATTTGATGAAAAAAAAGAATTAATTTACGAAGATAGAACTAGTATGTGGGATATTGGAGCGTGTTTAGACAATGCACAAGAAGATATAAACTGCGGTGCAGTACAACAAGCGAGCGAGCAGAAGGGATAATATGAAACTTACTGATTTTACAGATGATGAAGAAAAAATGAGAGATTTTTTTACATTAGATAAAAAAAGATTTTTAGAGATGTATTCTTATTTAACAGAAGAAGAATATAATTTAACTAAAAATAAATTAAACCAACAAGCGAGAGTACAAACTTGATCCCTGATCTCTGGAGAACTTGTTCAGCAAAAATTGCGCGTGAGCCAGAGATCTGGGGTCAAGTTACGGGGAGCGCGAAGTCTAGACTCAATGTTGCAATGCATTAGCGCCTAGCTTGATCAGGGTAAGTTTGGAGTACAAGCCCTTAAAATGAACTCTAGGTTTTTGTGCATTTCCCCTCAACTGAAATGCACGAGCAACAAGCCACAAGTTAAAAGGAAAGAATAATATGAGAAGTACATCAGATATAAAACTAGCAGTACAAAATATTTTGGCAAAGTATGGATATATTATGCCTAAAGATTTATATTTAGCTATTGAAGATTTACATGATGAAATTGAAAGTGATAGGGAGTGAGCAAGCAGAAGAGAGAGCGAGCAAGCAGGAAAAGTAGTGTTCAGTATCCATATCTATTAAATATTTCGTAAGCCAACACTACATCTTGATTTGTACTTCAAATTACGTTAAAAGTCAATATATGGGACTACCTAAAAAATTGACTGAAAGACAAATAAAGTTTGCAGAATTACTAGTCTTCAATGAGGGGCGCAAGAGCCCAAGCGAGTGTGCTTACGAGTCGGGGTATAAGACTAGACCTAGACAGGCTGCGAGCGAGCTACGTAATCCTAAAATATCGCCGTTAGTGGTGCAATATATAGGTGAGCTACGAGCAGAGATACAAGAGAAATATGGTATTAGTTTTGAAAAACACTTGGGAGAACTAGCAAAATTAAGAGAAGATGCACGAGCAAAAGGAGCTTGGTCTGCTGCAATAAACGCAGAAATAGCTAGAGGCAAAGCCGGTGGACTTTACGTTGATCAAAAAATGATACTTACAGGTAATCTAGATAATATGTCAGAAAAAGAATTAGAATCTAAACTTAAACAAATTTTAGATGATCACAAATCTTTGATTGATATTAGTCCAGAAGAGTCACAACAAGAATCAAAAACAAAACAGCTCCCTGTATCCGATTAAAGAACTCGTTTATTTTTACCCAAATACTTTTTGTGAACGCTAACATTCTTTTTATTATTTCCATTTGTTACTCCTTGTGAGTCAGGCCCTTTTACAGGTGGTATAGCATTCCATTTTACATATGGCATGTTTTTGGTCAAGGTTTTATTCTTCATAATATTATTGAAAGTATTATAATTAATACTGATGTTGTAAATGATCCAATACCAAACCAAACTATTTCTTGTCTATAATACAAAGACCATAAATTAAATTTATCTAGTAATTTTTTCATATTGTTATCTTCTCCATTTTTTTTATTATTGATTTAGGAAAACAATTACGATCAGAAAATACAGCGGACTCTGTATCGTAAGATGCAAATGTCCATACGTGATTTTTATCTTTATCAAATATATATGCCTGTGAAATCATAACTGCAGGTTTTAGCTTTTTCATTTCATCTACTTCTGCATGGCCTGCATCACCGCATGGATCGAGCCAGACAATTTTATAA